CCAAAGAGGAAAGAATTAATCATCTGGAACAAAAGGTAGATAATTTATCAAGTGATATTGGTGATATTAAATCAATGCTTCAATCCTTCTTAAGTAATAATAATGGCCAATAATACAATTACTTTTGATCCAGCTGCTGGAGTTTCATACAGTGCTAATCTAACAATTAACACTGGTGCAAATTTTAAATCAACATTTAAAGTTATAAAACCAGATAAGTCTGCTTTTAATTTTACTGGATATAGTGGATCATCTCAAATGGTTAAATCTGTTGCAGTTGGTGCTACTAATCCAGCTATAGCATCTTTGACAGTAGGATTTACCAGTGCTATTGGTGGTGAGTTCAACTTATCAATAGGTTCTACAACAACAAGAACTATCAAACCAGGTAGATATGTATGGGATATGTTAGTTAGTTCAGGATCAACAATTTATAGATTAGTAGAGGGGAATGTGTTGGTGTTAGGAGGTATATCCTCTGCTCCATAAATAAGTTAAAGGTAATAGTGTATAAATGGCTCAACCTGCTTCAAGACAAGATTTAATTGACTATGCATTAAGACAGAATGGAGCTCCTGTCTTAGAAATTAATGTCGCAGAAGAACAGTTACAAGATTTGATGGATGATGCTATTCAGTATTATCAAGAGAGACATTATGATGGTATAACTAAAGTATTTTTAAAATATAAAGTAACTCAAGAAGATATAGACAGAGGTAAAGTAAAAGATCCAGCTCAAGGTGGACAAACTGGTATTACTACCACAACTGCTACTACTTCTATTAATGGTGTATCAACAAGTTTTGATTACTATCAAAATAGTAATTACATACAACTCCCACCCAATGTAATTGGTATTGAAAAAGTATTCAGATTTGATAGTGCTCAAGGATTAAGCATGACTAACATGTTTAGTTTTAAATATCAATTAGCTCTCAATGACATGTATCAATTTGGAAATTTTGAACTATTGGGATATGCAATGGCATTGACTCGTTTAGAAACTATTAATTTTCTTTTAAATACTCAAAAACAAGTTAGATTTAATATAAGACAAAATAGACTATATTTGGATATAGATTGGAATGAAATAAGTGCTGATGATTATTTAATCATAGATTGTTCATCTGCAATCAATCCTGATGATTTCACCAATGTCTACAATGATCCATTTTTAAAAAGATATCTATCAGCATTAGTTAAAAGACAATGGGGTTCAAATTTAATTAAGTTTCAAGGTGTAAAATTACCTGGTGGAACTGAATTAAATGGTAGACAAATATATGATGATGGACAAAGAGAAATAGATGAAATAAGAGGACAAATGATGAGCACCTATGAGATGCCACCTTTAGACTTCATAGGATAATGATATGGCACTTAACCCTTATTTTCTACAAGGATCTCCTGGTGAACAAAGTTTAGTTCAAGACCTTATTAATGAACAATTAAAAATATATGGTATTGAAGTATACTATATTCCTAGAAGATATATCACTAAGAATACTGTAATTAGAGAGGTTGTAGAATCTGAATTTGATAGCGCTTATCCTATTGAAGCATATGTTGATAGTTATGAAGGATATGGTGGTCAAGGAACTTTACTATCAAAGTTTGGAATACAAAATATAGATGATTTAACTTTAATCATTTCAAGAGAAAGATATGAAAATTATATTACACCTTTAATTAAAGATATTCCTAATATAGAACTAGCAACTAGACCTAAAGAAGGTGATTTAGTTTATTTCCCATTAGGTGATAGATTATTTGAAATCAAATATGTTGAGCATGAACAACCATTCTACCAACTCAAGAAAACATATGTTTATCAATTGAGATGTGAATTATTCAGATATGAGGATGAGGTTATTGATACTGGAATTGATACAATTGATGATGAAGTAGAACAACTAGGATATATTCAAACATTAAGTCTAATAGGAGCAGCAGTCACTGCAACTGCTACTGCAACTTATGTTGCTAGTGGAGCAGTAGATAGAATTACAATAAAGAATGTAGGTACTGGATATAAGTCATCTCCACAACCTCTAGTTGCTATATCATCAGCACCTGATAGTGGAATATCTGCTGTTGGTTTTGCATCTATATCCAACACATTTATTGATTGTGATACTGGATTGACTGATGGAAAAATTGTTGCAATTAATTTGTCTAATGCAGGTTCTGGTTATACTGAAGCACCTATGATTACAATACAAGATCCTGATGGTACAGGAGTTGGTGCTGCAGCAACAGCAGGTATCACAACTATTGGATCTATTGGTGTTGTATCAATAGTAAGTGGTGGTTCTGGATATACAACTAGCCCATCATTTACAGTTACTGGAGGTGTTGGTGTTGGAACAAGTGCAAGAGGTATTGGTCTAATCAATGCTTCTGGTATAGTCACTGCTGCTTATATAAGCAATGCTGGTGCAGGTTATACAGCAATTCCTACCATAACATTTGATGCACCTACTGCTGCTGGTTCTGGTATTGGAACTGGATCATATATCTTTAATGAAATTATTGAAGGTCAAACATCTGGTGCAACAGCAAGAGTTAAAGAGTGGAATGCTACAACTAATAAGTTAGAAATATCTGGTATATCATCTAACTTCCATAATGGGGAGCAAATTATAGGACAAAATTCAGGTGCTAAATTTGCTATATTCAGTGTTAATACTGATGATGAAGTCTCTGGATTTGCTGAAAATGATGTTCTACAAACAGAATCTGATTCTATTTTAGACTTTTCAGAGACAAATCCCTTTGGAATGCCCTAAAATAAAATCGTTAAATAGTACTGTATTGGTATAAGATAATGTTTGAGTATTTTTACAACGAAGTTTTTAGATCTGTAATTATTGGATTTGGATCCTTATTTAATGGAATTGAAGTTAAAAAGTCAAATTCTATTATTAAAGTTCCATTAGCATATGGTCCAACACAGAAGTTTTTGGCGAGAATGCAACAAGAGGCAGATTTAAACAAACCTGTTTCTATTACACTCCCAAGGATGTCTTTTGAGTTTTTAGGACTACAGTATGATCCAACTAGAAAGTCAACTCAAACACAAACAATAATAAATCAAAGTCCTGATGGTGCTGAAGTAAAGAAGAACTATCTTCCAGTTCCTTATAATATGAGATTTGAATTATCAATCATGACTAAGTTAAATGATGATATGCTTCAAATCATAGAACAGATACTTCCTTACTTTCAACCTGCATACCAACTTCCAATTAATTTTTTAGGTAATTTAAAAGAGAAAAGAGATGTAGCTATAAATTTAGATAACATAACCATGGAAGATGATTATGAAGGAAATTTTGATACTAGAAGAGCATTAATATACACATTAAGTTTTACTGCTAAAACAACTCTATTTGGTCCTATCACAGATGTTACTGGAGATATTATCAAGAAGGTTGCAGTTGGTTATGTTGCTGGTTCAAGAACTGGTGGAGTACCAGAAAGAAGTGTTACATACAGTACAGTAGCAAGAGCAACTAAAGACTATACTGGTGATGTTAGAACTCTGTTAGCAGAGGATGTAGATCTACTAGAAACAATCATAGAAGTTGATGATGGATCACAGGTAGAGGCAGGTAAGTACATCTATGTGGGACAAGAAGAAATGCTTGTTGACTTAGTAACAGGAAATAAACTTACTGTTAAGAGAGCACAAGATAATTCTACTGTTCAGAATCATGTTAAAGGTGCACAAATTCTTGGTATCAATTATACTGATGCTTTAGAGGATAATAAACTCATTGAATTTGGTGATGATTTTGGATTTGATGGTGCTATAGATTAGGAGTACAATTATGGATAATGAAACAGTAGATATAACAATATCTAATCAACTTGATACTAAGCAAATAGATGTTGAAAAAGATTACAAATATACTAGAGGACAACTGTACTCAATAATTGAAAAGGGTCAAGAAGCAATTAATGGTATTCTTGAACTTGCTCAAGAAAGTGAGATGCCTAGAGCATATGAGGTAGCAGGTCAATTGATTAAAAATGTGGCTGATGCTACTGATAAATTAATGGATCTTCAGAAGAAACTAAAAGATGTAAATGAAGAAAAGGAAACTAAAGGTCCAACAACTGTGAATAATTCATTATTTGTAGGTTCCACTGCAGAATTGCAAAAGTTTCTGAAGCAGAATGACGAAAAGTAAAAGTGATTCTTTAACAGATTTCTTCAATACCGTTGATGGTGAGAAGAAAAAACTCAAAGAGGAAAAAAGTAAAATTATTGGTGATAACAATATTAAAAATGGAAAAAATAAATTTTTAAACATTTTAAAAAACAATATATCACTTGTAGGCTTTGAATTTAAAAGCAATAAAAATAGCGGTCCGAAGCCAATTAAAAAAATCAAAAAATATCTAAATAAAATTACAAACGAATATCTTCCAAGATTGCCCTCAAACTGTTGATATAGTGAAGATTTTGTTTTTAATAATTCACAGGACATGTAGCATTTTTCATTAAAATTTTCTAAAAGTGAATTTGCCATTAATGCATGATTTTCTTCAGATATAGGGTTTAAAGCAATATAAATAGCAACTACCATTCCTGGTACATAAGAAAAAATTTGAACAAAAAATTCTAACATTAGAAAAAGAGATATTT